TCATACGGCTACGTGCTGCAGGCTCCAGATTTGCCAGCAATGCCGTCAGCCAGTCATCCACCCAGTGCAGTTCATCCACGTTTCACCATCCACATTTCTTCTGGTTCGTCAGGTTCTGGCTCCGCCTCAACTGTCGAGATTCCACCTTCGGTACTGACCAGTACACGCTCCGTCAGTTGCAGATTCAGACTGATATCGCATACATCATTGCGCAGAATATCCACTTCAAAGGTGAACAGTTTTTCGCGCAGCTCCGGGTTGTTGATGGCGTCCGGCTGGTTTTCTCTGAGCCACAACAACAGGGGAGCCATCAGCAGATTCTGGTCGCCGCTGAAATCCTCGATCACCACGTTCAGGGTGTAGCGGTATTCCCATGACATAGAGCTGGCACCAGTTGCCACCAGTGAGCCGTTATCAACGAAAAGGTGCAGCTTATCCGGGTTGTTGCGGACATACGCCACCGCTTTATTCAGGGCGCTGCGCAGGGACTGCGGTTTGTTCACTATTTCGCTCCTGACACGCAACTATCGTGTCGACTTTGTCAGCACAGACCGCCCAGGCGGCCTCTGTTTCATCCAGCGCCGCATTCAGATCACCGTTACTGCGCGGCGCTGACCTCTCCAGGCGGCACTGCGTCACTCTGGGACAGCCATTCACGGTAAGCTGCACCTCCGGCAAGGGCCGGACGTTCGCGCAGCCTGATAATGTCAGCAGGCAAAGGAGTATCAGCCCAGCGGCGCAAATCCTCGTTTTCACGTTTCAGTTCCTCGATCCGGCGCTGGCGGCTTCGCAGCAGTGCTGTGGTATGTTCCGCTGCCGCATAAAGCCGCGTCTGCTCCCGGCTGTTGGCTTCGGTCAGGATGGACAGGCCAATCAACTGACTGTTTTTCTTCGTCAGTTCCTGCGTTTTGCTTTTCAGCACCGCTCCCTGCGTCTCAATGGTGTGACTGGCATTGTTAAGCCGCCACGACTGCCAGCCCAGCGCAACAAGAACCAGCGCCAGCCCTAACACCAGTGCGCGATTCATTCCCGCAATGCCTTTAATTCATCCTTGATTGCTAAGCCAATGGCAACGGTAGATACATAAACCAGCCCCGTCAGTTTCCACCCGGCAAGCAACATCACAAAGGCAACAGCCAGGCGCAGATACCAGGTGAGAGTGATTGCGTCCATCACCCTAAATACCCTGCCCAGCAGGAATCTGACCTTTAGCCGGTCATTACCTGTCAGAGTGCAGGAATAAAGCCCGGTAAAGCAGACCAGAGAAAACGAGGCAAACTCAAACCACATGATCAGCGCCAGCGGGAAAAGCGCATGGGAGGCAGGGAAAGTCACATCAACCATCACAAGAAGCGCCAGAACCGAAAGCGGCAGCCAGTAACTTTTTAACCATTTCATTTCAGGACGCTCCTTTTAAGCACCAGGCCAGTTCCCGCGCGCGGCGGTTCTCCAGACCTTTATTTTTCACACCGTTAACGTAAATCCAGCGCGGTAGCTGGTTGCATGCCAGCCACCACTGCTGGCGATTGATATATGACACCATGGTTGACCTGCAGATCGCGCCGGTCCCCACATTGAAACCAATACTCACCAGAGCATCGTAGACATGTTGCGGAGGCTTAACCGTCAGGCAGGCGTCCAGCCTTTTTTCAGTCAGCAGCACATTGTTTATTAACCCCTGCGCCGCCTGCCGTTCCGTGATAGTTTCCCCCGGTACCACCCCGGATGTATTGCCAATTCCGTCAGTCCAGATACCTGCGCTGCACTGATACGGCTGCAGACGGCATCCCTCGTAATCGGCAATCAGTTTCAACCCTTCAACGGAGGTTTTTAGCGACTGAAAACCGGGCAGCGTGGCGGCGACAGCCAGCACAGCCCCGACAAGGCAGCGCTTAACGATTGAAGGATTCATATTCCCCCCGTGAAATTTTGCCATCGCGCAGCAACCTGAAAGACTGGTGTTTGTAGTACCAGTTGATAGCCAGCATCAGCACACCAATCAACACGCCGCCAACCGTTGATGCATCCTTGAGCGACAGATCGCCCAGCCATGCCAGCAGTACGGCGATGCAGTAAGTAATAAAGGCGCTGATTCGTTCAAGCGTCATAATTCAGTCCCATAGCTGGACGGTCTGCGCCGTGGTTGACGCCGTAATGTCCGGCAGCTCCACCTGCAGCCCGTGCGGTAAAAATGGGCCGTACTCTGCCAGCCCCGGATTTGCCTTCAGAACCTGCTCAGTGACCCCCTGCGTGCGCCCGTAATGACGCCAGCAAAGCGCGTCCACCGTGTCATACTGATGCGCACGCACTTTCATCAGATAAGCTCCACCGTACAGTGCGGCGCATCCTGCACCCGGCTGATGGCCCAGCGGGCATCACGCCACAGATCACCGCTGGCCTCCGCCAGCTCCTCCCCCCGTTTCACACCTGACGCCGTGGCGTCATAGTCCTGATAACGCTCATTGAGTACGGCACGCGTCCAGCAAAAAACGGCGTTATGGTAGTGCCGGATACGCTCGCTTTTACCGTCCAGCATGTCCGCCGGAACCTCAGCCAGTGCCCGCCAGCCCAGCAACTGCTGGCGGTTGCGGAAGTCGTACAGCTCAGCGTTAACCTCAGAAATAGCCGTCAGCACAACCTGCTTTAAACGCGGCTGCGTCACCGTGCCGTCAGTTCGCATCACACTGCGAAATTCCGACAGGTCCACATCAGGCCAGAACGGCGTATTTTTGATGACCTCCGCCTGTTCCGGTACCTGTTCGGGCGCAACAAACTTCATGCGGCTTTCTCCTGAATAAGTGGGCGGTGGACGGAATTTTGATGTGGCAGTGCCTTTCGCCATCCCGTGCCGCCCGTGCGCGGGGCACGTTCGTTAGCGGCTGTCATTGCGCAGTCTGCGCTCCAGCTGCTGCTTTTCTTTTTTCACACCGCAGCGGGGATCAAGCTGCAGCGCATGGGTAAGGTGATTCAGAGCAGACGCCGGGTTGCTTTCGCTCAGTACAGCGCCGATGGCTTTATGCAGGCGCGCCCGCGACTGGTCCGGCATATCCAGATCGGTGGTCAGGTCCAGCGTCTGCAGAAGCAGATCGGCATCAAAACCGGCAGCGGCAAGCAGAGCGCTTTGCGCCGCGTCTGCCATTTCTTCTGCCAGCACGGTCTGCACGTTACGGTTGCCCAGCGGCATCACCCAGCCATGGCGCAGCGCATGGCGCCCGATTTCGAGCGCACCGGCATAATCACCGGCGTCGATACGCCACAGCATCACGTACATCAGCACGTCATCCTGCTGTGCACCTCCGGCTGCCAGCACGCCCTCCGCCCAGGCGGAGTATTTCGGTAGCAGTTCCACCTTGATTTCCGCCTTTTTCACCGTGGACTGGATGCCTTTAAGCCGGCGGCGATCTTCTGCCAGTTGCAGCAGCATCAGGTCATAACCCGACGCATGGCGAACACTGCCGCCCTCACGGGCGGCCTGTTCGGCCTGAATGCGCAGGCGGTGCTGCCGTGCGGGACTCAGGCTCATGCGTTACTCTCCGTTTCCTGATTCTGCGGCTGCTGCAGGTGCGGCTGGCGGGGTGAAGTCACCTATTACGATGTTTTCCACCAGTGCCGCGCAGCGGTAGTCCTCGACCACATACGCCTCGTTGACGGATTCAAAGTTTTCAATCCGATCACGTTTCGGGTTGTCGATGACAGAACGGCGGCGGGTGTCTACCTGCCAGTAGATGGACAGGTTATCCAGTCGGGTGATCAGCAGCGCATTTGCCGGGAAGTAAGGCGCACGACCCGCCTGCAGACCGCCCATGCGCTTCTGGCTGATGATCAGATCGGCTACAATTTTTTCGCTATTGTCCTGGTCTTTGTTGACCAGCGGGAAATACTTGTCAGACAGCAGTTCACGTCCGCAGACCACTACCAGATCGTCATCATCCTGATAAACCACGTCGATCAGTTCATTGACCGCATCCATCACCAGCGCGTCCAGATTTTCGTAGCCTCCCTCATCCAGTTTTGAGGCTCCTTTACCCACTTTCACCGCGCCTTTGGTGGTTACGCCATCTTTGGTGGTACTGCCCATGACGCTATCCGGTGCATCTTCACGGATTTTCTGTAGCCAGCCCTTATTGACGTCCTGCAGAAGTGGATTTTCAGTACGGTTAGACGTTTTGGCGCGGGCCAGCCCGTTAAAGCCGATCATGATACGGTCCAGCGCCTGACGCTTGATGATGGCGTTACGGATACGCACCTGGAAGTCCTGGAATTTCGCCCACAGGTCCAGTTTTGCGTAGGTCAGCACCGTATCAAAGTTGGTCTGCTCGCATTTGTATTCCACGTCCTCCATCACCATTGGATCGGTCGGCTCACGATCCTGCTTGGTCGTATCCGTGGTCCCGGCAACAGTGCTGCCCACGCCCAGCCCCAGCAACTGACCTGACTGCTCATCGACGGGGGAAATGTTAATGAGCGTCAGGAATGCGGCGGACTGCTGGATCTCATCTTCCAGCGTCTGTTGCACGGACGGCTCCACGGTGAACTTGCTGGACAGTTCCTCAACTTCAACACCGTTCAGGCGCGCCAGCTGCTGCAGGTAAGCGTTAAAGGCAAATTTGGTATTCTTTTTCATCGGGTTTTATGCTCCATCAGCAATTGGTCAGGGTGCCTGCCGGTGCGTCACCGCCCGGCGCGCGCTGGCGGTAATCCTTGCGGCTGTCTTCGCGGCTCAGCTGCTGCTGTAACTCGGCAAAGGCGGTCTGCTGTTTCTGCAGGGAGGACTCCAGCTCAGAAAGGCGCTGGTCCTGTTCGGACAGGGATTTGTCAGTGCGCTCGCTCAGGATCTGCTGCTCAGTAGCGACCAGCTCCACGGCTTTATGCACATCAGAGAATCGCGCATCGTCGGTCTGCTCTTTTTTGGTGAACAGCGCGGTAACGCGGGCAAAGAGGGACGGCTTTTCGTCCTGGGCTTCTTCCAGTTCGATCTGCGTTTCTTCGGCAGCGGTAAACAGGTTTTCAGGGTTCTGCTTACGGTTCGCCAGCGGGTTATGCGCGGCGCTGGCGCTGAATGCCAGCATTTCAGTGCCGAGGCTCGCCGGATCGTCAGTCGCCGCCAGTCCCACAAGATAGGCTTTACCGGTGTCGGCAAACTTCGGGCTGACCTCCATGGAGGTAAACAGCTTCTGGCCTTTTTTCACCAGTGCCACCAGGGAGTCCGTCGGTTCAACATCGGCGTAAAGTGCCATCTTGCCCGCCAGCGGACCGTCCTGGATTTCTTCTGCAACCAGCGCCGTCACTTTGCCGTAACGGTTGAAGGCACTGTCCGGGGAATAAGACTTGATATGCTCCAGGTTAATCAGCGCGGTATAGACCGTCGGGTTGTAGCTGGCAGCCATCTGTACCAGCCATTCACGCTGGATCTCGCGTCCGTCGGTGGTGGCACCTTCCACCCCGATACGGAAACGCTTTGCTTTCACTGTCATGAGCCGTGCTCCGTTAGAAATAACTTACTGGAGTCTTATGTTTGCGGTGATGGGGGGAGTGAGACAACGCGCTGTATTTGTACGGTAAACCACACAAACCGCAGCCGGGGAAAGCCGCCATCCAAGGCCGTATGTTTGGGCCATGAACACGACACTGACCCCCGCAGACCTCGATCCCCGTCGGCAGGCCATGCTGCTGTACTTTCAGGGATACCGCGTAGCCCGCATTGCTGAAATGCTGGGCGAGAAAGTAGCAACCGTTCACAGCTGGAAGAAGCGCGACAAGTGGTGCGACTATGGGCCGCTGGATCAGATGCAGCTCACCACCGCCGCACGTTACTGCCAGCTCATCATGAAGGAGCAGAAAGAAGGGAAAGACTTCAAGGAAATTGACCTGCTGGCGCGCCAGTCAGAGCGTCACGCCCGTATCGGCAAATTTAACGACGGCGGGAACGAAGCAGATTTAAACCCGAAAGTAGCCAACCGTAACAAAGGTCCGCGCAGGCAGCCGGAAAAGAACGTTTTCACCGACGAACAGATCGAAAAGCTGGAAGAAGTCTTCCACGCCTCTATGTTCGACTATCAGCGTCACTGGTTTGAAGCTGGGAAAACAAACCGCATCCGCAATCTGCTCAAATCGCGCCAGATTGGCGCCACGTTTTATTTTGCCCGTGAAGCACTAATTGACGCCCTGCTGACCGGACGCAACCAGATTTTCCTTTCTGCCAGTAAGGCACAGGCGCACGTTTTTAAGCAGTACATCATCGACTTTGCCAAAGAAGTTGAGGTGGAGCTGAAAGGCGATCCCATGGTGCTACCCAATGGCGCAGCATTGTACTTCCTCGGCACCAACGCCCGTACGGCGCAGAGCTATCACGGCAACCTGTACCTTGATGAATATTTCTGGATACCGAAATTCCAGGAGCTGCGCAAGGTTGCCTCCGGTATGGCCATTCACAAGAAATGGCGACAAACCTACTTTTCCACGCCGTCCAGTCTGACCCACAGCGCCTATCCGTTCTGGTCCGGCGCGCTGTTTAACCGGGGCCGCGCCAAAGCGGACAAGGTGGATATTGACCTGACCCACAGTAACCTTGCGCACGGCCTGCTCTGCCCTGACGGACAGTACCGCCAGATCGTCACCGTGGAGGATGCGGTGCGCGGCGGCTGTAACCTGTTCGACCTCGACCAGCTGCGCATGGAGTACAGCCCGGACGAATACCAGAACCTGCTGATGTGCGAATTTATTGACGATCTGGCGTCAGTATTCCCGCTCAGCGAGCTGCAGGCGTGCATGGTGGACAGTTGGGAAGTCTGGACCGATTTTCAGGCGCTGGCGCTGCGCCCGTTTGGCTGGCGAGAAGTCTGGATCGGTTACGACCCGGCGAAAGGTACACAGAACGGTGACAGCGCAGGCTGCGTGGTTATGGCGCCGCCCACTGTACCGGGCGGAAAGTTCCGCATTCTGGAGCGTCATCAGTGGCGAGGGATGGATTTTCGCGCCCAGGCGGACGCTATCAAAAAGCTGACGCAGCAGTACAACGTGACCTATATCGGCATCGACTCGACCGGCGTCGGGCACGGTGTTTATGAGAATGTAAAAGCGTTCTTTCCCGCTGTCCGGGAGTTTGTCTACAACCCCAATGTTAAAAACGCCCTGGTGCTCAAAGCATACGACATTATCAGCCACCGCCGTCTGGAGTTTGACGCCGGGCACACCGACATTGCGCAGTCCTTTATGGCTATCCGCCGCGCCACAACCGCCAGCGGCAACCGCCCTACCTACGAAGCCAGCCGCAGCGAAGAAGCCAGCCACGCAGATTTGGCATGGGCAACGATGCACGCACTGTTTAACGAACCGCTGCAGGGCGAATCCGCCAATACCAGCAACATTGTGGAGATTTTTTGATGAGTGAACACGACGCCCTGACCAGCACCGCGCCAGTGCAGGAGGCCGAACAGCAGAAGAATACAACTCACGCCGAAGCGTTCAGCTTTGGCGATCCGATCCCGGTCCTGGACCGCCGCGAACTGCTGGACTATGTGGAATGCGTACAGATGGATAGATGGTATGAACCACCGGTGAGTTTTGACGGGCTGGCACGGACCTATCGCGCCGCCGTACATCACAGCTCGCCGATTGCCGTCAAACGCAACATTCTGACCAGCACATTTATCCCACATCCGCTGCTGAGCCAGCAGGCGTTCAGCCGCTTTGTGCAGGACTATCTGGTATTCGGTAACGCCTATCTGGAGAAGCGCACCAACCGCCTAGGCGGCACTCTGTCGTTGGAGCCATCACTGGCGAAATACACCCGCCGCGGAGTAGATCTAGACACATACTGGTTTGTGCAGTATGGCATGACAACGCAGCCGTATGAGTTCACCAAAGGCAGCATTTTTCACCTGATGGAGCCGGATTTGAACCAGGAGATTTACGGCCTGCCGGAATACCTGTCCGCTATCCCCTCCGCCCTTCTGAATGAATCCGCAACACTGTTCCGCCGGAAGTACTACATCAACGGCAGCCATGCGGGTTTCATCATGTACATGACCGACGCAGCACAGAATCAGGAGGACGTGAACAATATCCGCCAGGCCATGAAAAGCGCCAAAGGACCGGGTAACTTCCGCAACCTGTTTATGTACTCACCTAACGGGAAAAAGGATGGTATCCAGATAATTCCGTTGTCAGAAGTAGCTGCTAAGGATGAGTTTCTGAACATCAAGAATGTGAGCCGTGATGACATGATGGCGGCACATCGTGTACCGCCACAGATGATGGGGGTTATGCCGAGCAATGTTGGTGGGTTTGGGGATGTCGAAAAAGCCAGCCGTGTATTTGTACGCAACGAATTAATGCCCTTGCAAAAAAGGCTACAAGAGTTGAACGACTGGCTTGACGAAGAAGTAATTAAATTCACTCCCTATATACTTGCGGAAGAATAATTTCGAATCTATTTGTTTCTTCTTTGCTCACGCCTTGCTCTGGCTTCAACAAGGCGTTGAGGCTCAGTATAAAGCCGTTCTAAAAAAAGGTAGGCAAAATCTTCAAGGTCTTCAGCCGCTGCTTTATCCAAAATACCCTCATGCGCACCATCATTTCCATCATCTTTGACACATTCAGCCAACCCTCTCAAAGACTCAGGCAAAAGATGATTATCAAATAACCACTCCATTCTTAATCCTAAGCTTCTTTTTATTTTCTGAGCTGGACCTTGTTCGCCATCCGGAACCAAATCTTTTGTCGCATAATCCAGACAAAGTCTAAACATAGTTGCCGCAGCATTATAGCAGCCAATAGCCAAGCATTTAGCTCCTTCCTCATACGCATTATTTATATGATCAGGTAAGAACTCAGGCGGTTCCTCCACAGCTAAATCTGCTGGAGATATAGTTCTGCCTACTTCAGCTACATCCCTAAAATTTAAGTTCAAATTTGCCCAGTTGTATCCATCTAAAGTTTTATTTACTTGTCTTGGTCGGCACAGAAACATAGTTGTTTTACGACACTCCCGACAAACACAATAGACTTCATATTCGTATACTTTTTCGCCTCCCAGCTTTGAATAAACTTTACAGCAATTCAGCCCATTAACATCAAAAGTAATTTTTTGTGATCCGCATCTTGGACAATCATCTACAAACGTCGCCAATCTAGCTTCCCCCCAATTCGTAAAACCTACACCTGGCCATCAAACGTCAAAGAATTAAAACCTGTCCTATTTGATACCACAAAATCACTATTTCAACTATGATCGCGCGCTCGTATCCCCGCCACGCCTGCCCGCTTTATGTAGTGGTTTTCATGCACCTGCATGATATAAGCAAAAGCCCGCCAGAACTGGCGGGCTTCAGCAATCACGATACTAAAATGATCATGCGATTTCACGCGCGATGTATGCAATTGCGTGCATGATATGTCTTTGTAATACTCTTCACCTTAATCAAAGGAATACAACCTTTCTAACAACAAACAATCTTTCTGTTTGTTGTACAAGCATTTACCAATTCGGGTAGCTTTTCTGAAACTCTTCACACCACTTTCTTAGCGTTGATGAACGTCTCATTGCAGTATTCTCGCTAAGTGAAGGACAGTTTTCCTTCAGAAATGCTTGTGCAGTCTCCGGCTTAACCTCCATTAAATTCTCAGCCTGCGACCACAATATCCAAGCCCAACCGCAGTAACTTGCTTCGAAACACTTAGCTAAAATAGATAATTTTCTATCATCTTTTGCTTCTGCAACTTGTTGCCCCACAGCGGTCATCGTGCCATTAGCTTCGAAGAGTCCTAGCAATCTAGAGGCATGTTTGTAATATGCAACATGCCTTTGCTCCGTATGCAAACTCATCGGAGTTATTTCTTTACCTTCCCAAGCCAACTTAACTAAAAGAAAAATTTTATTAATATCATTAGCTTGAGGAACTTGATAGCTTGTAACATATTGAGATGCAATTCTAGTCAATTGCGGTAGGTAAAAAGCAGCATCAGTTTTATTAATGCGTATAACTGTTTCCTGATTGGCGTTATCTTTCACTTCAAAATTACTACTTTCTTGTAAGATACTGTTTAACAGAGAAACAAAAGCTCTAATATCAATTTCTTTTCTTTGCATAAAGGAATGAATATCTTCTCTCCTATGCATTCTTGCAACTAACTCTCCAAACACTCCATTAAATTCATTCATGTGCTCAGCAGAGAAAGATAGTATAAATGAACCAGGCCTTGCTGATATTGGTTCAATACCACCACTTTTGATATTTATTGTATCCAAGAATGATTTATATAACGAACTAAAATTATCAAAAAGTTTTGTGACCTGATCTAATTTTGGACTAGAACCACTAACTGTCTTAGAAATTCTTACTTCATGTGTAGCAATCACCATCTGTGATTCATTACTGGCTCTTAGACCTGCCGGTGTTACTTCAGATATGAACAACCCTTCACGAGGTAATTTGTATTTTTCTAAATCACTCTTCGTAAGAGAAATCCACTTTTCACTGTAAGAATCAAACATTATATCCAATTTAAAAAAACTGGATTGCTCTTGCTTTAAGAGTAAATCTCTAATATCAATCTCTCTGTTTTCAAGTCGATTCAAACGCAGACGTGAGATAGGTATAATTAACCAACCTTCGTATAATTCTGTTTCTTCAAGCCAGTAAGCAACAAAGTATGAGCCGACTTCATTTTCTAGAGAGAAAAGCCTTGGTTGCTCGTAGAACTCATACACATTAAGCATTGAAAGAGTTCCAAGGGCTGGGCTTTTTGTAAATATGCTTTCCATATAGAACCTTATGCAAAATGATTGTGAATTCCACAACCAACCTTGAGCCACATAGTATAATGAGAAGGGCCTCTTGTTTTTTTCATTTTCCCCATGAAGGTCTTCAACTCGCCTTTTGCAACCAACCTATCACCAAGCGTGTTAGGAAATTTTTCTTTGACATCAGCCGCGGCCATATGTGTATCGAAAAATGAAGCGCCAAAAACATTAATTTTGTCCTCATCGCTCAGTCGAGGATTACGGTGACGATTAGGAAACTCTTCATGGGTACTTGCGAAACAGTCAATTTGAGGTGGCAAAACTTTAACTAATCGGTAAAAAACCCCTTGCGTATCAACAGCATTGAGTGGGGGAACTCCTGGCGGATAGTAGCCAGGCCAACTTAAAGACGTTAGATTAGTTTGTACAGGTTTTGCCATGATCTCAATCCTTAACCATTAGCACGCTCAGCATTAGAGCCAAAATAAGAGGCCTCCGAATTTACCAAACTTTTTCAAAACAGAATATCTGTTCAAATGTACACCTAATTAGTAACTCATCAATCATTCGAAATCATAGACTGGCTGTATTCATGGCTGCGGATTTTCGCCATGAGTTCGTCAGTCAGCTCTGACACCCACTGGATAGCCAGCCGCTTTTCTTCGTCACTGCACTCACTAGCCGCTACAAGCTTAATAAAAAAATCAATGCGCTGGAGCTTCAACGACTCCAAAAGATAGTCCTGCATCTTCCCTCCTATCACGACCACGGATACACAACACCTGTATTTATATCCACTGTTTATATATACAGTATACTTCTGATATTCAAATGTAAAATATATTTTATCCGTCAATGAGAACACTCTGACGCAGGTCATTAAGAGCATGAATTGTTAAAGCCTTGTGGTCAGTACCACTGACGCCATTTGTCATCTTCCTGCAGCCGGTGGTTACGGTAAAAAATACGCAGCCCGGCACCTGACGGAATGCTGCCGCCGCGCAGAAGCAGGTCAACCTGTGACTCACTGCCATCGAACCCTCTGGAACTCAGTTCTGCTTCAAGCTGCAGGCGCTGCTGTTCCGAAATGTTCTGTTTGTATGTTTTCTTCCTCTTAGGTTTGACCAGCCTTAGCCGCGCGGTAAGTTCCCGGCGTTCCTTCTGGCTCATGCTGTGGAGGTAATCATGCAGTTCCTTCTCATTCATGGTTTTAATGTCGGGTAGATCCCCCCCTGCCTGGTTCAAATTTTCAACAGGGGGACAGTTATTGCCACGAGTCCAAGGGGCGCAAGCGCCCTGGTCGGCTGCCGCCTCCTGAACGTCAACGGCTTTACGAACCATTTTCCACTTCACTGCATGAGTGCAGATCTTGCCCTCTGCAATGGGTGACCAGATGCCATAAATACGAATACCGTGATCGCCATAGGCGGTCGGCTCTTCGTTGATTTCATAAGCGGTTCTGATGAGGTGATATTTACGGGGAACCAGTACGCCGCCCTGCTTCATGATGTAGGTGGCAAAGCAACCAGCATCAGCTGCAGCCAGAATGGCATCAAGGCGCGGGTTATCCAGTACCGGCGCACCTGCTTTTTTGTCACCCTGTTGCCTTGCCGCCTGACCAGCCAGCAATCGCAGTTCACGGTAAGCCTGACGCCCCGGAATGCCAAAGAAGCGGAATTGCTGAACACGATGCAGAGACGCCCAGGCATTAACGTATTCAGCGTTATCACGCAGGGATTTACCCGTTTCCTTGCTGATCTCGCCAGCCAGACCACGCCCGTCAATGTTCTTACTGATGTATTTCGCGATGTAGCTTGTCGGCGTTCCTTTGCGCGGGTTAATCAGCTCAGACTTAAAGCGTGGCCCCGTGTTATTGCCCAGTTCCTCGCGGTCTTCACGGATGGCAAACTTACGCAGTAATGCAGTGATGGCGCGGCGGTCTTTTTTACGCATGAAGCACATGAGATGCCAGTGCACAGTACCGTCATGATGCGGCTCAGCCACCCGCACGCCATACCACCGCAATCCGGCTTTGTGCATCGCCTTACGAAATGCAGCAAACATGCCGACCAGATAATCACTGCTTTGTCTTACCGTCGCATTTGTCCAGGTCGGGTTTGGTCTGCCGTTATTGAGCGTGGAATGGAAACGTGACGGACAGGTGATGGTGTAGAAAACGGCGCAGTCACCGCGCATTTCCGCGATAAGCTCCAGACCTTTAACGCAGGCCATCATCTCATTGCGGCGATGTGCCGGGTTGCTGCTGCTGGCGTTTACCACATCTTCCATATCCAGCGTGTCTCCGTCTTCGTTCACCAGTTCATGAGAACGGAAAAACTCCAGCGACTTGCGGCGCTGCTCACGTTTATGCGTCACTGCTTCATAGCTGACATAGGGAGATGCTTTTTTGCTGACCAGACAGACAGCACGCAACTGCTCTTCCCGCCATTCGCAACGCATCTTCCACAATTTTCGATACCACCAGTCGGCGCAAAGCATACGTGCCAGCGAACCCGGTATGAGTTCATAGGGCACAGGTTTGCGGCGGTTTCTTTTCCGACGAAGTTTCTCAAACGCAGGCGGGATAACATCCAGACGCAGGGTTTCCGCAGCCACCTTTTCCCATGTCTTGCGGATTTCTTCTGGCTTAACGTCATCGGTGGCGTACAAATCACCACAAGCGGCCTCAAGACACATGCTCATATGCGCTGCTACCAGGGTGGACAGGCGTTTCACCTGATCCTGGCTCATTTCAGGCAGGATCAGCAGCCCCTCCAGCCCTTGATGGCTTGCCATAAAACGGAAAGAAACAGATAGCTGACTGTCACGTACACAATCCAGTCGCTCCAGACATGGCTTAATCGTCTCACGCAAATAGCGGGAATAAGCCTTTGGCCTGCCCAGGCTGCTGAAGTATTCGATACGTTGCATCAGCGGCTTGCTGATATGAGAAGGCTGGGCGCTGACATCTGCCAGAATGACCATGTCCGGGTTAAAACGCTGCTGCTCATGCGCCAGCTTTGCCCGGCTAATGAGCTTATCCTGCTCCATTTCGCGCTGGACAGGATCACGGGATTCATTAAAGAAATAACGCTCCCAGACCTGCTCACTCAGTGCCTCGCGGCGCAGTTGTTCCTGCTCGTTATCGGCAGCGTACAGAGTGATCAGGTTTGAAAGTACAGACTCCGGCGCAACTTCCGCCGGATCCAGATAAGGGTTAATGGCCTTTTTCGGGCCGTTCCATGAAAATGCTGCGGCAGCCTCGTTAAAGCCGCTAGAGTTGCTCATATCGTCATGACTCATACACGCACCTCGTACACAGCAGAACTATCCACGCCACGCGAAGGATCAAATCCCATCCAGCAGCGCGACCCGGAAACAGCAATGATTTCTGTTGCAGATTTACTCTCGCCAGCTGACACGCCGATGCTGCGTTTTGCCTTGATGTAGTGGTGAGTGAAATTGCGATACAGCGAACGGATCAGGGATGTGTCACTGTTAGAAACAATGACCGGATGACCTTCTGATGATCGATATTCAAGAACGGATGCCAGGTGATACTGGTCATCTTCAGTGAAGCCGTCAGTGTGATAACCGGAAAACGTGCCGTCATACGGCGGATCGCAATACACCACATCCCCCGCCTTCAACATCGCCAGCGTTTCATCAAAGCTGGCGCAGATAAACGTTGCCCGCTGGGCTTTTTCTGCAAATGCGCGAATTTCTTTTTCAGGGAAATACGGATTTTTATAATTACCGTAGGGAATGTTGAAATGCCCGCTCTTGTTATAGCGACATAACCCACGGTAACCATGACGATTGAGATACAGGAAATATATCGCTTTCATGAAATCAGTAATTTCAGTTGAGTAATTAAACTCCTGCCTTATGTTGTAATAAGCTAGGTCACTGTTTGCTTCCTCAAACAAAGTTCTGGTCCGCGATATAAACGCCTCGCAATCAGC